TGAAACTTATCGACTATTTCAACTTTTTCTAGATCGTCAAGTTGATCTACAAATTTATCCATAAAATGAATTGTTTCATCTCGGATATAAAAATCTTGTAATTGTGCAACAAGAAATTCATCCTGTATTTCAGGACATATATTTTCTTCATTAACTATCTGATTTTCAATGTACTCTTGAAGTCCTACATCTTTTCTTAAACTTAATATTTCATTTGTGCTTGGCAATCTCATGTTAGCTTTGTAAAAAGATTTTATCTTTTCAAACATAACCAAATTGATACCAGTAAAATATTGGTTTAACAGACGCGAATAGAGATCATTGCTCTGCGTGTCTAACAATCTACGCAAAGTTAATTTTTGTAAATCAATTGCCATTCATTACTCTAACAGGAAAAAGTTGGTGTCGTTGTGCACTCATGTAGCCGCCATTATCTCCAGTTCGATAAACAAGATAACTCTCTCTTCCAGTTTCTTCAATAATTTTACTAATTTTATCACGATGATGCAAGAAAGCATCAAGTTTAAATTTAGGAGAGGTATCTGATTGTCTCATCCAGTATATCTCATAATGCACTCCAGCTTGAGGCTCAAAATACCTACCTGCCATTCCAGTTTTAGGGTCTGGATTAAAAGGAACTAAGTCAATATACTTTTGATATCCATCCTCCCACTCTTCAAGATATTCTTCATCATATACCTCTTTTACAATAGCAAAACAATTTTCTTTAGCTAAAAATACTTTGTCACCTTTCTTAAATCTAACCTCTAAGTCCTGCACAACATGTTCAACATTGGCGGGTTTATTTTTGCCTCTTGCCCTCAAAGGGACATTCATCTCAATTAGTATTTTTTTGATCCTAGCCGCACTAATGTAAAATTGCTCAGCTAACTTACTTTGAGCCTCACCGTTTAAATATGACTCAGCGATAGATTTCTTTTCCTCAAGAGAAAACTTTTTCACTCTTGCCTTAGCTTTTAGATCGGCTATTCTTTTATTTTTTTCGTGAAAATCGTTTATGATAGTGTCTAATCTTTTAGTGTTGTAAGCAATTCCTATATGCTCGCACACTTGCTTTTTTGTTTTATTAACTTTAAGCATCCATATAGCTTGTCTAATTTTAGCTTCAGGGATATCAACTTTTGTATTGGTTCTTGCCATGTCTATACACTCCTCTAGTATTTAGATTATACTAAAAAGTCAACAATTTAGCAAGATTAATGTGTTATGAGATCGTCATCGGTGAAGTACATTTCATTAATTACATTTCTAACTAAACCCGTATGTGTGTATGTAACTAAAAACTTTTCGTTAAAAAATCTGTTACTTCTGTAAAGTTTTTCTACATAAAAACTTGATAAGTAATTTTCTAGTAACTGATTGTACCTTATGTCGTGTTCTTTTATCGATGGGTAATGTCGTTTGATTAAAGCGCAAAAGTATGTGTTTTTTTGTTGAAGAGGTAAACTTAATACCCAATCTAGGTCTTCATCTGTAATGTTTGATAAAATTAAGTCGTTTTTGGTCATTTTTTAAGACAAAAAAAAGAGAGAGTTAGCTCTCTCTTTTTCGTTGAGTTAGCCTTGAACAGCTTTTGGAGTGTAGTCAGCACACGCTAAACCACGTCTTGTAAGAACTGTTTTAACACCTCTTACAGTTTTATCAAAATGAGAAGCAATATCTTCTACACTTTGATCAAGCATGTCTTCAATGCCCTCATAAGGATCACTCTTAGAAGTCTTTTTATCTCTCTGTGGAGCTTTAAGACCCATTGAAAGTAACTTACCTCTGATAGAGTTTGCAGTTCTTCCAATCTTATCAGCGATCTCTTCTAAGTATGCACCACTTTCGACCATCTCTGAGATAATGGACTCATCTTCTTCAGAGTATGTTCTTGGGGTGACTTTTTTCTCAGCTGGCTTCACATGTGAAGTCATTTCTAATGATAATGCTTTACCATTGATTTGTCTTGCAGTGAATTTACCATCTGCAAATTGCTGAGAAATTTCTTCAGCAGTAAGATTACCTGAATTTTCTTGTAAAAATGCAGATAATGCCTCGGTCTCTTCTGCTGAGAACACAGGAGCAGCTCCTGGCTTTTTAGGCACGTCATAGCCTAACTTTCTTAATTTAGCTGTAACTGATCTTCTTGGAAAATCAAAGTCAGCCATTAAAGACTCGATAATGTCTTCAGTAACGCCGTTTGCAGCTGCACTATGCATTGCATCGACCATATCGTCAGTGTATTCAAATTTTGACATATTCTGTTCCTCTCGAACTTCTGTTAATGTTGCATTTCAAGAAGCCTTGTTTACTTCTTGACTTTATATAAAGAGTATATCTAAGAAATATATTACAAGCAATCATAATTTGACTTATTGTGCTTAGATGGTCACGAATAATTCTATTAAAAATTACCACTTAACACATCTTTTTTGCTTGACCAGTAATCTATGATGGTCACACCTAGCTTTTGAGCACGAGTGTGTTTTGAACTACCCGAATCACCTGCTATAAGTGCATAACAATCTTTCGTTACGGTGCTTGTATTTTTAAATCCTAGAGGCTCTAAGATGCTCACAAGTTCATTGCGAGTCATATCCAACTTGCCAGTGATGCAAACTTTTTTAATATTTTGAGATACGTCTTCAACCATTACTTCTTGCTCAAGTTGTAATGGTAATGTATGTACCCATTCTTCGTTTTCATCTAACCAAGCGAGTATAGATTCTTTTGTGCGAGGACCAATCCCTTTGATCTCTGCATATTCTATGTCTCTCAGATTTCTAAATGCTGATATGTGTGGCACAATTAACTTAGCACCACCATTACCAACTCCTTCTATGCCGAGAGCTGCTAAAACCGTTTGATAAGGTTTTGTTTTTGTTCTTTCAATCTCTGTTTCTACTTTTTTGCCATTGGCTCCAAGTATATCCCAATTTGGGTTTTGATATAAGTCTACAGGATGAGTGAAACCCATTTTCTTGATTGATGCAGGGCCTAATCCTTTTATTTGCATTGTTCTAATAAAGTATTCTAAAAACTTTACTGAATCACCTTGCCCATTTTTTGTCATCAACCTAGGGCCATCTCTTACAACTGCTTGTCCTATTGCTTTTTCTGCATCTTCTAAAGTTATTTTTGTATTGTGCTTGGAGTGTTCAACAACATTTATAAACTTTGGAATTACACCCCCTGCTCTCTCAATTGTGATTGTGTCTCCGAGACCTAAGTTGTGTTCCTCAATAAAATCCATGTTGTGTAAAGTTACTCGTGATATTGTGGCATCATCCAAAACTACAGGATCAACAATACCCGTCGGGTTTACTGCCCCAGTTCTACCTATAGTCCATACTACGTCTTGCAACGTAGTTGTAGCAGTAAGTGTACCTGCCTCTTTTAAGGCAAGTGCAAACTTTGGATACTTAGATGTGTAACCTAAGTTTTGTGATTTTTTGTAACTGTTACACCTATACACAATACCGTCTGTAGGATATTTTTTAGCTCTATCTTCTAACGCAGTAAAGAATCCCATATTTTTAAGAATAGTCATACGAGGCATATAATCCATCTCTACTCCTAACCAATCATGGGCAACAAAGTTTATATTTCTTTTTTGAAATTCAAGTGGGTCGTCAAGTCCTAATGCACCACTTACATAGTTTCTAAAATTTTCTACTTCATTATCTGTTACACATTCTCCATTAACAACCACCTCTGGAAAATCTGTGTCAATTCTAGCAGGAGCATTTTTGAGAAACTCAACAAGATGAGTTACATCTGTTCCATGCTCACCATTACCTCTTGTTAGCGCTAGCTTTAATTTTCCGTTTGTGTAAATAAGTGATAAGTTTGTTCCATCAATTTTAGGAGTTTCTACATCCATCCAACCATCTACTTCTTCTTTGTCATAAACTTTTTGAAGTGAGTATAACTTGTGTGGATGAGCAACTTTACCTGCAGCTCCGCCAACCTTGTCTGTGGGAGAGTCATGATCTTTCCAACCTTGTGCTGATTCTATGGCTTGTAATTTATCATAAAGCTGATCGTACTCTGCATCAGTGATCTCAGGTGCTGACAAGTCATAGTAAAGATTGTTATGTTTTAAAATTATGTTTTTAAGTTGTTTGTAATTCATATTTAGATAATATAAGAAAATTAAGCATTAAGAAAGTTCTAATTAAAATCTGTAAGTGTGTTATCATCTAAATATTTAAGGTATTTTGTTTTATCCTCTTGAAAATAGTAAGTGATAAGTATCTTTTGAGTTTGTTCGCACTTAAAAGATTCAGAAGGAGTTATTAAATCATTGCTGATAACTTTTGCACAAAGACTTACTATAAAAATTAAGGTTTCTAAATCACTCATCAATCTTTTTTTCTAATTGCACAAGAAGATCATTTAAATACCATTTTGCTTTAGCTAAATCTTCTCTTTGTTTTCTTAAGTCTTTATGCTTTAAATTATATCTAGTAACGTACTTTATCACGTTACCTTGAGCATAGCTCATGTCATAAGAATTTATATATTCAGAGGTTTCAATACCTTTATTATAATGTGGTGGGTGGTTTACCATATCTTCTGTAATACTTCTATTTTTATTTATTTGTTTTATTACATCGTCTGAGAGATACACCTCATGCTCATCTTTTCCATATTGAATAAACGGTTCTTTATCTTTTCTTGCCATACCAAACTCTCTCCTATAAACAGTTTTTCCTTTATCAGGTGATTCATAAATATACTTTTTTTTCATTTCTGATTCTCTCATCTTCCAAAGCATCCATTCGTAATATCGTTCAGGCTCTTCATCAAAGTAATCATTCATTGACAAATTCTTTTATCATTGGAAATATTGGTTCAATAACTTTTGCACAGTCCCTAGCGACAACCATGTGCTCTTTTTGGGTGCCATGTCCACTACGTAGTTCAATGTAATGAACCCATGATCTTAAAGATCCTTGCATGTAAAGTCTAGTTTTAGTGTTACCTTCTGCTAAAACTACTCTAGCTTGCTCTTTTGCTATACCATTTCTAATAGCCCAGTTGTAAATTTCGTGAGAACGTTTTACTAATTCTTCTTGAAAATGTAACCAATATGTGTTTAGATCATTATCTTCTTCCAAGTCTATACTATTTTGCCTGTTTTTGTTATCCTGCAATCTAGCCTCACGAGGAACAAACATATCACCCATTTCTTCGGGATTAGCATATCTTTGACTAAACTCTTGAAAAGCAAAACTTCTGTGTCTAACTATTTGATGTGCGATATCTCTAGTTGTTGTTATCTCTAAACACGCAGAGGCCATTTCAAGTGGAGACCAATGCCCATGTTTAATTAAATATCTTATTAGTTTTTCACTTGTTTGTTTATTGTTTTGATTAGATGGATTACTAACTCTAGCACAATAAGCAACTAAATCTTGAGTATTATCGAGACCGACAATATCTGCTGGTTGTGAGTAACTAATTAGTCTGACACTCATGTTCCCTCCAAAAATTTATATTATCTTATTTTACTTTTAATCGCATCCAACAGGGAAGAAAGATTTTCCTTTTTATTAAGGTTTGTGCCTTCTATTTGTATGTCTAACATCTCTTCGATTTGTCTTAACATAACTTTTACAGTTTGACCTTTTTCAGTTTCGTCTATCTGTGGTTTTTCATATATTTTTAATTGAACCAATTTACTAATTACAGATCGATAACCTTTACCAAAGTTCTCAGCTAAGACATACACATCTTTAATGCTGTCTTCAGTATACATCTTAATTAGTTGTGATTCTTCTTCATCATTCCAAGCTTTTACGCTCATCCTTTTCTCCTAACTGTAGTTCTAATTGAGAGGTGTTTTTATATCTTTTAGCAACAATTTCAGCTGCTTCTTCTAGAAGAGGTATTAACGATGATACTTCATCTGCAGACATGGCATAACCGCTCTTTGTTGGGTACCATTGACCTGTATCACCGTCCATTGAATATTCTCTTATATGCAAGTAAAGATTATCTCTAAACTCATTTATAGTTACTTTTACTGCATTACCATTATTTTTATGAAATGCTGTCCCAAAATCAATATTCAATACAATTCTCTTTCAACCAGTTGTTTGGTTTAATAATTAAGTTTAATGAAAATCTAGTTTCCGTTTTACTAAGGTTTTTAGCTCCATGAGCAGAATCTGGGTCAAATACTATAGCTTCGCCAGTATTTAAAGTTATCTCATCGTCTCCTAATAGAATTTTAAAATCAGGATTTCCATTTATTGCTATCCACACCCTTAAATGTTTTTCTTTAGGGTTATGATAATTTTCTTCATCAATGTGTTTTTGTGTAATCTTACCAGGCTCTTGTCTGAATATCCTCGCTCTACCTACATCACATTTAAAAGAAGTAATGTATTTAGTAATTGTTGGGATTTGACCTGCTATTGATGTAAGTTTGTAATCTTTACATAGGTCAGGGATATTTTTAAAGAGATTGTCAGGCTGTCCATCAATACTTTTTATAGCACATGCGAGAACAGATTCTTTTAAATCTCTATCCTCATAAACATAGTAAGGTAAATTAACAACCTCATCAATAGCTTGTTTGTTGAGTTTTAATTTTAACTTTTTATAAGATTTCATTTTTTCTCAACAAGTGAGTCCTCTTCTGGTGTTAGCATTGAAACTTTTTTAGACACAGTTTTAGGTGCCTCTCCTAATGAGTTCCATTCTTTAATCATCTTTTGTGCATCTTTTTCATCATAGCCATTAACTCTAGCATAATGTTTAACCTCGTCTATGGTTTTAAATAATTTAAGTTTGTCTGTATTCATTTAAATACTCCTTTAAAGTACCACCCTCTATGGGTCTGTCTAAGTAATCTTTACCTAGAATGTACAAGTTTTGATTTTTTTCATTTAATAACTTTAACCACTCATTATAACAATTTATAACCCCTTGTAAACCTCTAACATAATGGGCATTAACTGTATGAAATGCATTACTCCACCATATAATTGAATTTTCCTCATTTGTTACGTGTCTGGTTATCTTTTGTGGATCATCGCATATGTCTACGTGGATATACTTATGATTTAATTTTTTATATCGTAACCAATTATCTTTAATTTTATCAGCGCCACCCCACCATATGATTTCTCGATGCCAAAGTTGACTATCATTTAATCCTTGAGTTTCGTTTCCTCCTGTCACATTTACTTTATACTTTTCAATCGCATATCGTAAAAAAGAAGGGTAATCTTCTCCATCCCATTGTTCAATGAGTAATTTTTTAAAAGCTAATGATTGTTTACTATAATCATAAAAAATTACCTCTGTATTATCATCAAATCCAAAGGTTTCTAAAATCATATTAGGCTTAAAGGCAGCCGCCACACTATACAATTTTTTTACCTTTTTATCTGCAGGAAAAATAGTATATTTTAAATCTATGTAATTTTCAGTATTCCAAGTAAAGACACAATCTTTCGCATAGGTTACTATATTGTTTATCCAAGCAAGTTGATTTTGTAAAACTTCAGCTCCTTTTCCAGGGTACAAATACTGTTTTGCAGCTCGTATCTTTGGATGAAAATTATATACGGTTAATCCATTTTCTAAACTTTTGTTTATAAAATTCCAACCATCTACTAATGGTGTGCAGACACAAGTGTCCTCGGTAGGCATTAATCT